ATTTTTGATAACATCTTTTGACCATATTATATCTTCGGGCGCTTCACCCCATCCATATCTCTCATCAAGTTTAACTGTTTTAAATACATTTTTTCTAGCGAATATAAAACCGCCCGATACATATTGAATATGGGTAAGTTTATTTTCTGTATAGGGTAAACCACAAACCCATTTAGCACCATTATTTTCTAGTGGTGCATTTTGCATTAATTCTTGAGATAAATTTAAATCACGATAATATGGAGATTGAAGCATTTGCTCCATATAATGCTGATTAACTAACCAGTCCGAATGTCTATCACCCTCAAATCTGTAAATAGCATTACACAATACATCCCAGTTTGGATGAGCTATAGAATGAGATAATACACCTTTATACCAATTCATATCAAATATATAATAATCATGAACTATACAAATATTATCATAAATCGCATTTTCAACTATAATGTTTTTCTTTTTTGTTATCCATCCTTTTTTAATACTCTCATCAAAAGGTATATATTTTATATTTGATGTTTGATTATCATCATATTCATTGTCTGGTATAATCACAATAATTTCAAATAAATTTGAAATTCCAGTTGTAATGAAATTTTTTTCAATAGAAGATACCAGATTTTTAAAATGATCTCTATTGAAATTAGGTCCAAGACATATGCCAAAAGATATATTCATATTTTATTCCATAATAATGTCTTCAATATCGTTCACAGTATTAACAATTGTGTGATTTGCCATAGCATATTTATATGAATTTTGTATGTTATCATCATAGTCTTCAATATTTTGAGAAAACTTTTTTATCATATCTATTAATTCATTTTCATTATTATATGTTAATCCCAATCCAAATTTAGACAGGTCTTTTGCTGCTGCAATATTTCTTGCAAACCATTGTGTTTTATTCATCATTGCTTCCAACAAAACAAGACCAAAACCCTCTTCATAAGAATTCATAATATAACCTTTTGCATTAGCTATAGCTTGAAGAACATCATCTTGTGATTTGCCAAAAAACACTTTTACTCTATCTGTTATTTGAGGTAATTGACCTTCACCGTATCCATATAAATGAAGTTCTGAACTAATGTCTGAATTTTCCCAAGCAGTCGCTAATTCAATCATTGCTTTATGAGGATAAAAACCACCAACAGATACAAATGGACTATCAACTGAATATATTTTATTTTCTTTTATAACATTTTTAGGAACAATTCCATGTCTAATTCTTCTTGCTTTATCTAAACAATTATGTCTTTTGATATACTCAATATCTTGTGATGTTGAGTATGTAATAAACTTATGATGTTTTAAACCATTGAGACAAAAAATTGAATCTGATGGTTTTATGATCATATAAGCAACGCGATTTTTCTTATTAATTTGATATGCATTCTGATGTACTATATTTTGCGATATGACATCGCCGCCATGAACAATAATTAAATCCCAGTTTTGATTAAGAAGAATATTATAATCATTGGAAACTTTCACTGAATTATAGTCGCCTTGATGCACATGAGCTAATACGCTTACATCATGTCCGCGTTTTAAGCATTCTTCAGCCATATCTCGTGTGAAATATTCAGATCCACCAGGATACGGCGCATATCTATGTACTACAAAAAGTAATTTAGACATTATTTACCATTATAAACAAAAGTATCAAACCATTCCAAAAAAGATAAAATTATAGTAAATTCATTAGGTATATTATCATAAAAAACGGGCTGTGTCAATATATCTAGATATTCTTTTTTATTAGACATCAGATGAATCATATACTTATATAGTTCATCAAAATTTTTAAAATCAGAAGCATTTATAAAAGATTTTGGATTAAAATCTCTATGAACTGTAGCTGATCCCCAATAGATAGGAACTGTATTAGCATAATAACAATCTAAGAGTTTTTCCGTAACATAACCAGGATAAGATCCATTTTCAAAAGATATTCCAAAATAATGTTCAGAGAAGAAATCTATTTTAAGTCCTCGATCTCTAGGTATAACTCTTCCTATATTATTCAGATGTGGACCAGCAGAATTAACAAATTTTTTTTCAAGAAGAAATTCGACAAACTTAGTTCTAGGAATACAATTTGGATTTGATTGAATATAAGCACATGCATATTTTTTATTCTTCATAATAAAATCAATATCAGTTTTACGATTTACAAGATAATTAAATTGTTTTGTTATTCTTGGTGTATCTCGTGGAATAGCCCACATTTCTAAAACATATAAAGGTAATCTATAATGTTTTGGACTATTTTCATGATCAAAAGTTATTGCATAATTATGTGTAAAATATTTTGGTCTAACATTTTCACCCGTAAAAAATATTTTTTTTATGCGATTGGAATCATATGAATAATGTTTTGTTCCGAAATTCTCATCGCCAAATATTAGATAATCTGGATTCTTATCATCTCTAATAACATTATATTTTTTTGATAAAATGCCACTGAAGAAATTTATAGCATTATCATATGTATCTGAAAACCCTAAAATCAAATCTTTCATTTATACCAAAACCATACATTATTTGATGTAAGTTTAATAGGCAATCTCGCTTTACTATTGTTTCTAAAATTAAACATGGCTTCTCGAATAGTATTGAGATTATAGTTTGTTCCGATGAATAAACCACCAACTCTTAGTTTATTATGATAACCACTTAAATCATCATATGCTATCTTCGCATTTTGTGATCCATCAATAATAATAAAATCAACCTGATAATCTTGAAATCTTTTCAATGCGTCTTCTGATTTTTCTTTTATAATTTCCACTCTATCGCCAAAATCACTAAGATTTTTTCTAGCAATCTCTTCTATCTTTTTCATATATTCAGAATCAAAAGTTTTCATCCAATCTGAATATTCACTAAATGGATCTATTGTATAAATTTTCTTTACATTTTTACACTCACTTAGAATATGATAAGTGCTTTCACCTCTACCTGTGCCGACTTCAATACCAACAACATCGTCATCAGTTTTACCTTTTAATCTCTTAATGTATGGAATAATACCTTGTGATGGTAAATAATCTGGTGGCCAAGTTATTTCTTTTTTTAACTCTTCAATAATCATTAACTCTAAATCATTTAGCGCAGTATCAAAAGATTCAACCATCAATCACTCCTATACATATTAATGAATTCATTATTCCAATATTTCACTCTATCATATTGATGAAGTATAATACACTCATTCGAATTACAATATAATTTACCAGCATCAAATGTTAATGTTTTGTTTTCTATAAATCTAGATTTGTATTCTAGAACAATTTTATTTATATCATCTTGAGGTAAGAAATTATGCATATCATCTTTTATTTTTCGTGCGAACTCTTGCCCTATACCACCAGAACCACTAGCTATAGCTTCCATTGATGTTCCCATATGTATAATAGAGTGATCGTTTAAAATTTGCGTGTGCTGTTTATATGGTTCAAAATTTAATATAACATTAAGCGCGGCTTGATCTGGTCCGCCTCCACCGGGAAGAGTGTGTGGATTTCGGAAACACATCAAATAAATATTTTGAACAAGTGAAAGAAATAGCTCTTTTGGTCCCATTATAACGCCAGCACAAACTATTTCTTTATTCTCTAGTTCATTAAATACATTTTTGGGAAATGCATGAAGTAGATTGTTTCTACCCCACGGTTCATTTTTATACAACAAATTTTCTGATCCAACTATAATCTTATTCGGATATTTTTTTATAATAATATTTGGATCATTCTGAAATATAACATCACGAACATCTGTTGTTATAACATGACTGAAATCTAAATCGATATTTCTCAAAAAAGAATATATATGTCCAAATCTATCCACCATTAAAGAGTTTTTTATACCATCGGAATATATAAGATTATCTTCAGTGTCTTTTTCAAATGCAAATATATGAACACCCATATCTGTTAATTTATTGACAGTATTTTTATCCATATTATATGCGATTAATGCTTTTATGCCATCAAATCCACTCTTGTTTAGAGACGTTAACCATTGCTCTATTTTTGAATAGTCATAGGTATTGACACAGCCAATAACGAGTGTTTTTTGATTATTCATTGTTTCCAGAAATAAATCATACTGTATTAATGACATAGAAATCGTCCCATCGCGACATCTCTGGAAAAACTCTAATGTAGTTATTTTGATTCAAAAGACGGGCTAACTTATCGCGTTTATCAGCCACATAATTATGTTCTACTGTTATAGTATCTATTCTATATTTATTTTTGTTTTCATCAAAAAACTTTTCGAGGATCATTAACTCTGATCCTTCAGTATCTATAGACAGATAGTTTATTCTTTCATTGGGTATATTATATTGTTCTAAAAGATCGTATAATGTAATCGTCTTTTTTTGGAGAACTTTTTTCACATTATTT